ATGAAAAAAAAGAACCAGCAGCAACTAAGAAAAAAGAAGCCAAGGCTGGAATGAAAATGCTTAAGAAGAAGGGTAAGAAATAATGCCAATGGTTGGAAAGAAAGAATTCTCATACGGTCCAAAGGGTATGGCTATGGCCAAGAAGGAAGCCAAGAAGACTGGTAAAAAAATGGTTATTAAGAAAATGGGAAAGAAGAAGTAACATGGCTACCCCAAAGACACGTACTACCCCTGGTATAAATCAACCAACAGTTAGCAAAGATTATAAAAATAGTTCTAATACCTCTAGTTACTTTGGTAATGTTGGTAAAGAATTTAAAGATGTTATTAAAACATATCAGGCTACTGGTGAGATGTCTAACAAATCTGGACCTGGAACTGATGCAGAAGCAAATAGACTTCGTAATCAAATAGATAAAGAAGTTGGACAATTTGTTGGTTCACTTTTTGGTAAACGTTATAACAATAATGGAAAAAGAATATAAGTAATGTCATCGGGTAAATTTATACGTCATGATGGTTTTAATAAAACTATTATGCGTGATGGTCTCATCCTTACCTTGCGTAAGGATGGAACTGTCAAGGTTCAAAGAGACCCTAAGACTGGGGATATAATTAAGGGGAACAAATGAAGAAGAAAGCAAAGTCTAAAGTTAATGAGGCTGGCAATTATACCAAGCCTGGTATGAGAGCATCTTTGTTTAAGAAGATTAAGGCTGGTTCTAAGGGTGGAGACCCAGGGGAATGGTCAGCCCGTAAAGCACAACTACTTGCAGTTCAATATAAGAAAGCAGGCGGAGGTTACAAGTAATGGCACTTGCTAAATCTCAACAGTCACTTAAGAAGTGGTCTGCCGAAAAATGGAAAACATCTGATGGTAAACCATCTAAAGGTAAGAAGAGATATTTACCTTCTGCAGCGTGGGATTCTTTAAGTCCTGCAGAAAAAGCAGCAACCAATAAAGCCAAGGCTGTTGGTAATGCCAAGGGCAAACAGTTTGTTAAACAACCTAAGAACATAGCAAAAAAAACAGCAAAGTACAGGGGTAAATAATGACCGCAGCGTGGACACGTAAAGAAGGCAAGAACCCTAAGGGTGGATTGAATGCAAAGGGTAGAGCATCTTATAAGGGTGGAACCCTCAAGCCTCCTGTAAAGAGCGGTGATAACCCCCGTAGAGCCTCATTCCTAGCCCGTATGGGCGGTATGCCAGGACCTGAACGCAAGCCTAATGGAGAACCTACAAGGTTACTTCTATCCCTACAAGCGTGGGGTGCAAGTTCAAAGGCTGATGCTAAACGTAAAGCAGCAGCAATATCTGCTAGGAATAAGGGAAAGAAATGAAAAAGTTAACTGTTGCTCAAAAATACAAAGACCTTAAAAAACAAACTGAATCTGCTGGTATGAAGGTAACTGAGAAAAAGGGCAAGTTAGTAGTAAGCCGTAAAAAGAAAAAGAAATAAAGTCTGGGGGGACTATGCAAGAGACAGTATCAATCGCTTGGTGCGACAACGGTATGGTAGATGGAAAGTTTATGCAAGGCGTAACAGATGTAATGTTAAAGTCTGGAGTAACTTTTAGTTCTACATTAAGAAGTCAGGGCAATCAGATTGCTAGGCAAAGACAAACAGTAATTGATTACTGGTATGAAAAGTCTAAGTCTGATTGGCTACTATGGGTAGATTCAGATGTAGTAATTAGTCCAGAAACATTTAGATTACTCTGGGATAATAAGGATGCTAAAGAACGTCCACTAGTTTCTGGAGTGTATTTTACTACAGATAACCCTGAGGAACCTTTGATGGTTCCAATGCCTACTGTATTTAGTTTTACTAATAAAGGTGATGGCACTTTTGGTTTAGCCAGAATCCATCCTTTGCCAGAAAATAAATTAATTAAAGTTGATGCATCAGGATTTGGATTTATCCTTATGCACCGCAGTATAGTTGAGAAAGTTAAAGCCGTAGCCCCTGATGGACAGATGTTTATGGAGATGGGCAGAGGCACTAAATTTATAGGAGAAGATATATTCTTCTTCGCATTATGTGATAAGGCAGAAGTTCCACTGCATTGCCATACTGGAGCGTTAGCCCCACATATGAAACGGTTCTCTTTTGATGAACATTATTACAATGCATTTTTTGGCAAGCCTAAAGAAGAACCTAAAACAAAACTTATTACCCCTAATAAGAAAATCATTACACCTAGATAGGATAAACAATGGCACTCGGTAAAGAAGGTAGTAGTTTAAACGCAGAACTTAATCGTCTTGCGGGTACAACTGGTAAGGCAAACCAAGGTGCGGCTAATGCATATGCCAGCACAACTGGTAAAGGACTTATTGGTGCTCTTAATATAAAAGCCAGTGCTAGCCGTCAACCTAATGACTTTAAAGGTCTTAATGCTGTATGTAATGAAATTGCAGGTACAACTGGTAAAGAAGCAGTTGTTGCATTAAGGAGCATAAACGTATAATGGCAACTACATTAAATAATATGATTGATGAAGTATCTATGAACTTGTCTGGATACACATTAACTCAAGACCGTTCTACCTATCTTAAGACTGCAGTTACTACAACCACATCATCTAGTGCATCTCCTACATCTCTTAGCCTAGGCTCAACAGACAACGTAGGTAAAGGTATTGTTGAGATTGATGAAGAGTTACTTTGGATAGATACCTATGACCGAATTGGTAACACTGCAACCGTTGCTCCATATGGTAGAGGATACTTAGGAACTACTGCTGCTACACATAGCGCAGATGCTAAGGTAACTATCTCTCCAACCTTTCCAAGATTTACAATTAAGAGAGCAATTAACGATACTGTCAATGCTTTAGGTGCTAGTATTTTTGCCGCTGCTACAACTACTATTACTTCCAATGCTGCTGTTGCAGCCTTTAGATTACCTGCTACAGGCGACTCATTAAATATTCGTAATGTTCTAGCAGTTGCTTATCAATCAATTGGTGCTAGCAAGGAATGGATTCCTATTCGTTCTTGGCGACTTGATAACAATGCTAATACTACTGCATTTACTAGTGGTCAAACTATATCAATCTATGACCGTGTTCCTTCTGGTCGTACTATTCAAATTGTTTACTCTACGGACCCTGATGTATTCCCTGAATTATCAACAATAGCGTTAACTGGAGCACAAGATTTTACAACAACAACTGGATTGCCTGATTCTTGTAAAGACTTAACAATCCTTGGGGCTACATATCGTTTGCTTACTAACCTTGACCCAGCACGTGCGTCAATGGTTAGCCCACAGGCTGATGAGACAGATAGCAAACGCCCATATGGTTCATCTCAATCTCTTACTAAAAGTATTTACGCTTTGTATAGTCAACGACTAGCCGAAGAAATTAAGAAGCAAGAAAACAAATATCCTATCCGTGTCCACTACTCCCTCTAAATAGGAACCTAAATGACAACTAGAAAATACTCATCCCGCTCTCAACAGACCACGCTATCTAGTGGTATCACATCTGGTGATGCAACAGCAACAGTAGTTTCTGGTGCAAACCTTTTAGCATCTGTAACTTTTAGTCCTGCTGGAACATTTACGGTGGTGATTGACCCAGATACAGCCCTTGAAGAAATTGTAGATGTAACCGCCCGAAGTGGTAATACACTTACCATTACTAGAGGTGTAGAAAATAACGGTACTGGTGTAGCCCACTCTGCTGGTGCGGTAGTTAGACATATGGTTACTGGCCGTGATTTAAGAGAAGCCAATGACCACATTGATGGAACTCTTGCTCAACACGCAGCAACAACATCTGCAGAACTTAATGGTATTATATCAGATAATACAGGTAGTGGCTCTTTAGTATTTGCTACTAGCCCAACCTTGGTAACACCTATCCTTGGAACTCCTACATCAGGAACATTAACTAACGCAACTGGATTACCTTTAACCACAGGCGTAACTGGAACTTTACCAGTAGCCAATGGTGGTACTGGAGTAACTACTTCAACTGGTTCTGGTGCAAACGTATTAGGAACTAGCCCAACTATTGCAAGCCCTACCATTACTGGTACTGGTGCTATTGCAGGTACATTTACAGGTAACCTGACTGGTAACGTAACAGGTAACTTAACTGGTACTGCTAGTGCGGCAACTCTTGCTGCTGCTGCCACAGCACTTGCTACTGGTCGTACAATCAGCCTTACAGGCGATGTAACTGGTACTTCTGCATCATTTGATGGAACTGGTAATGCCAGCATCACAGCAGCCATTGGCGCTAATACAATTGTAAATGCCGATATTAATGCATCTGCAGCCATTGACTGGACAAAACTTGGTATCTCATCAACTGTTTCATCAACTGAAATTGGATATGTAGATGGCGTAACTTCTGCTATTCAGACTCAGATTGATGCTAAATTGGCTACAGCCACAGCAACAAGCACTTATGCTCCATTGGCTAGTCCAGCCCTTACAGGTGTGCCTACAGCCCCTACAGCGGCTGCTAACACCAACACAACACAAGTTGCTACAACTGCTTATGTACAGACTGAAATTAATGACTTGATTGCATCTGCTCCTGGAGCACTTGACACTCTTAATGAGTTGGCTACAGCCCTTGGTAACGATGCAGCATTTTCAACAACAGTAACCAACTCTATTGCTACTAAGTTACCTCTTGCTGGTGGCACTATGACTGGTGCTATTGCAATGGGTACTAATAAAATTACAGGACTAGGTACACCTACAACATCTACAGATGCTGCAACAAAAGGTTATATTGATACCGTAGTACTTGCACCTAGCAATTTAACTGGTCCAATTACCTCTGTTGGTGCTGCAACATCTATTGCATCTCAGACTGGTACTGGAACTAAATTTGTAGTAGATACCAGCCCAACACTTGTTACCCCAGTGCTTGGTGTGGCTACTGCTACAAGCATTAATGGAACTACAATTCCATCAAGCAAGACTCTAGTTGCTACTGACTCAACTACATACGTAGTACCAAGTCAGACTGGTAACTCAGGAAAATATTTAACTACAGATGGAACTGTTTCTTCTTGGACGCCTCCTACTGGAGCATCTGCTGGAACATATACACTTACCACAGTTACCGTAGATTCAAATGGTAGAATTACTGCTATCTCATCAGGAACTGCACAAGGCGAAACATTCAACCCGTTAATGCTAATGGGTGCTTAACCAAACACTAAGGAGAAATAAATGGCAACAACATATAAGGTGCTTGGTCAAAGTAACCCAAGCGCAACAACTGCAACAACTTTATACACAGTACCCGCATCTACCTCAACGGTAGTATCTACAATTACAGTATGTAATCAAGCATCAACTGCTGCTACATATCGTATTGCGGTACGACCAGCAGGAGCAACACTAGCAGCCCAACACTACATTGTGTATAACGCTACAGTTGCAGCCTCTGATACAACAACCTTAACGCTAGGTTTAACCCTAGCAACAACAGATGTGGTTACAGTATATGCCTCATCTGCAACAGTATCATTCAACGCATATGGAAGCGAGATTGCATAATGGCTACAGGTTCAGTAAGCGCATCAGACCCAACCAATTGGATATTAGTTGAGACTAAGAGTATAGCAAGTGCTACAAGTTCTTTTGATTTTACAGGTTTAGGTGGTACATATAAAAAACTTATGCTTGTACTTAATTGTGCTTTAAGTGGTAACAATGGTTACTTTACAATGACCTTTAATAATGATGGTTCAAATTATGCTGGTGGGCCAACTAATAGTGATGGTAGTGGTTCTTCAAATAGAGCAAAAGATAAAATTTGGTTAACAGCATCTCCAACCTATGATTATCAAATGAATGGATTTATACAGTGGGCTAATTGTGATAGTACTGCACCTAAAATAGCAGAAAAAGGTGTTTCTAATTATGCTGCAGATATTTCTAATGCAGTCTATCTTGGAACATCTGCTATAACTTCTTTACAAGTTCAAGTTATTACCGTTACAGCAAATAGCGGGACAATTCAACTATACGGAATATTGGCTTAATTAAGTTAGGAAAACTAAATGCCACTAATAAATAAAAATAGAGTAAACGGTAGTTTTAAAACAGTTGAACCACCATTAAACTTACCCACAATGGGAGCCGTAACATTAACAAATCAAATAAATGTTTCTGTTGCATTTACTGCTGCTAGCCAAAATGCTGCGGGTGGAATAAATAGATGGTATATATTTAGAACAACAACTGGTGGCGTATCAACTGACCAAATTGTTTATACTAGCCCTGTTGTTATTACTGGATTAACTGGTAGTACTACATATACTTTTTCTATGGCTACAGCCAATGCTGGTGGACAAACTGCATTTAATACTCCAACATCTCCAGTAACTACTGGAGTTCCTTTGTCAATAGTATCTGGTGGAACATTAACAAGTGATGCTACATACTATTATAGAACAAATGCTACCGATTCTTGGGGTATATCTGTTACAAACTTCCCATTAGTCTGTGATATTTTATTAGTTGGTGCTGGTGGTGGAGCGGGACACTGGGAGTCAGGCGGCGGTGGTGGTGGACAAGTAAGTTTAATTACAGACGCTACAATACCAATTGGTGGCGGAACATTTAATTATGGTGCTGGTGGCGGCAGTGGTGGTGATGGCGGCGGCGGCCCTGGTGGAGATGGTAATAAAACTTGGCTTACTGGAACTGCTTATGAAGCCCTTGGCGGGCAAGGCGGTGGTGGTGTAAATACTTCTGGTCGTTCAAGGGCTGGTGGAGCATCTGGAAATAATCTATTTGCTGGAGCAACACCTACTAATGCACCTGCAACAGCAGGTGGCGGTGGAGGTGCTGGAGGTTCTGCTGTAGGCCTGTCAGGTAACGGCGGTATTGGAGTTACAGCATTTAATGGAGTTAATTACGGCGGTGGTGGTATGGGTGGAAGCAGTGGAAATAGTGCTAACACAGGTGGTCACACCTATGGTGGTGGAGTTTCTAATGGCGGAAATGGTACTGCTAATCGTGGCGGTGGCGCTGCTGGTCACCGAGGCGCTAATGGCTCTGCTGGTGGTTCTGGTGGTTCTGGATTTGCAATAATTAGATATTTAAAATCAAAGGTTGAGTAAAGGAATATAATGGCACACTTTGCAAAAGTAGAAAATAATATAGTAACAGAAGTTATTGTTGCTGAATCTCAAGAGTGGTGTGATATTAATTTATCAGGTACTTGGATTCAAACATCTTACAATACTTATGCTGGACAACACTCACAAGGTGGAACTCCTTTGCGTAAAAATTATGCAGGTATTGGATTTACTTATGATGAAGATAAAGATGCTTTTATACCATCTAAGTGTCACACTGCGGCTATTCTAAATGAAGATACTTGTCGTTGGAATTGTACTAACTCAGAACATAATATTTAACTAAGGAGCACTGTGGTCAGTCGTGATATAACCGAAGGACGTGGCTCGGCAACTGCCAGTATTGGTCGTTCTATTGCCGTTGACCTTGGTATTACAGCAGACAGTTCCGTCTGGACAAATACAGATGTAGCCTATGACGTAGCCCTTGGTGGTATGCCATTCATCTATGCAGTATCAGATGCTAGGCCATACATTAGACAAACTGCTCCTTATAAAAAAGAACAATTTGATAATAACCAAGAACCAGGTGAGCAATCACTTACTGGCTGGTGGATTAGAAGTCAATCATCATTTCACGGTGGCACGGGCATTAAGTTCTATGACCCATCTGGTGGAGAGACAACAGCCCACAGATTTGCTGACTCTTCCAATGTAGATGTATGGACTAAAGGAGAAGTAACCCTACTAAAAGAGACCAGTAATAGCGTTACTTCTAGTGGTATATATAAACTTATATCAAATCTTTCTACTGCTACAGATGTAGTTACTGCTTTTATTCCTACTTCTAGCACAATTAAAGACATTACAACTACTGGTTCAACTAATACTACATATGCAACAACCTCATCTGCAATTATAGATGTAGTAAGCAATGGAACCACACTGTTTATTGCTGATGCTACTCGTATTTATTATCAAACAATTGGTGCTACTGGTGCTTTAAATAATCATTACAGTACTGGTAATGCTAAAGTAAAGATGGGCTGGGTTAAACAACGTCTTGTTGCTGGCATAAATACATCTATATATGAATTAACTGGTGCTTTAGGCACAACTACTTTACCTAGTCCTATATACACACACCCTAATACTAGTTGGACTTGGTCATCTATATCAGAGGGTGGCTCTGCTATTTATGCTGCTGGTTATGCTGGTACTGAATCTGCTATCTATAAGTTCACTTTAAGTGCTGCTGGTGTTATGCCAACTCTTACCTCAGGTATTGTTGCAGCAAAATTACCTAGTGGTGAATATGTAAATAAAATTGAATCTTATCTAGGCTACCTAGTAATTGGCACTAGCAAAGGTGTACGTGTAGCATCTATATCAGATACTAATGGAGACCTAAGTTATGGTCCATTAATTATTGAAGCATCAAACACAGGATTAGATTTTGCATTTAGAGATAGATTTGTATGGGTAACTGGTTCTATTGGTGGCTGCCCTGGACTATACAGAATTGATTTAGGTAATGAACTTGAGACTTTACGCTTTGCTTATGCTACCGATACTTTCCTTAGCGGAGTAGGTGGCTATGCTACTAGCGTAGATTTTATAGGTAATTCAAACCAGATAGCATTTACTACATCTGGTAGCAATGGTATTGCTATCCAATCAACTACAGTTCTAGCCGAAACTGGCTACATCAAGACAGGCAAAATTAGATACGGAACTTTAGAGCCTAAAAACTTTAAACGTTTAATTGCTAGAGGTTCATTTACTTCTGGAGAAACATTGCTATCTTCTGTTGCTACCAATGCTGGTGGTAGTGAAACAGAGTATGACCACATTGGATACTCAGTAAACGTAGAACCAGTAGAAGTAACCACTTCTCAACCTGCTACAGCCCAAGAATTTTTAGCATATAAGTTTACATTAACTCGTGACAGTACTGATACTACCCTTGGTCCTACCTTCAAAGGATACCAGGCTAAAGCAACTATTGCTACACCTCGCGTAAGAGTTATTAAGTTTCCTGTTTACTGTTTTGATGTAGAAACAGATAAATATAATACTATTGTTGGCTATGAAGGTAGAGCGTTTGACCGCATTAGATTACTAGAAGAAATTGAAAAAACTGGTGATGTTATTACCTGGCAAGATTTAACTACATCTGAATCATTGCAAGCAGTTATAGAACAGATATCATTTACTCGTATGACACCACCTGACAGACGATTTGATGGCTTTGGAGGAATCATAGAAATTATGATTAGGACAGTATAATGACACCAAATGATTACGCAGCACTAGTAGTAGCAATAACAACACTTGTTGGAGCCCTTGCTGCTGCAGTTAGATGGATGGTAAAGCATTATCTTACTGAACTTAAACCAAATGGAGGCTCAAGCCTCCGTGATAAGGTTAATCAACTAGACGATAAGGTAGAATTTTTAACAGAGTTAGTAATACAATCATTAAAGAATGGGCAAAAATGAACGTAGTAGATATAGCCAAGTCTCAGGTAGGATATAAAGAAGTTGGCAAAAACAATGACAGTATGTATGGCAAATGGTATGGGTTAAACAATAACCCTTGGTGTGCAATGTTTGTATCTTGGTGTTTTGACCAAGCGGGATTAGCATCTAAGGTAGCGGCTCAGACTGCTAAAGGATTTGCTTCTTGTAATGCGGGACTTAAATGGTTTGTAAGCCATGGTAAGAGTGTCTCAGTTGGTAAGGCTCAAGCAGGTGATATAGTTTTCTTCCAGTTTGATGCTGATGCAGAGGCCGACCATGTTGGTATCTGTGCTAGCAACGATGGAAAGAAATACCTTATGGTTTATGAGGGTAATACCTCAGGGGATAATAAGGGCAGTCAATCAAACGGAGATGGTGTGTTTCTAAAAAAACGTGCTTACTCCCTAGTAATGGGCGTTGCTCGCCCTTAAAGGACAATATGAATACAACTAAATTAAAAGCAATTGTTGCTACCTATTTACGTGCAGCCGTTGCTGCCGTACTTGCGCTATATCTTTCTGGCGTAACTGACCTAAAGACACTTGCATTAGCAGGTGTTGCTGCAGTAGCAGGACCAGTACTTAAAGCACTAGACCCATCATCAACAGAGTTTGGTGTTGGTAGTAAGTAGTTTATAAATAAAGAATCCCCCGCCCAGTATTACTACTGGAGCGGGGGTCTTTTTTGTTTTCTAGATAGTTCCCCTCTACCTAGCCAACTCCAGTTACGTACTCTTTAAAGTTTATTAAAGGTACACGCCAGCCATTAATGTAATTATCATAGTACTCATCAGTCATATACTCTTCAGGTTTAATATAACCATATATTTCTACAGAAGAATAGTATTCTGTATCTAAACACTTAGCCCCAACTATAATTCTTTCCTTGTCTTTATCCCAAAATGGGATACTTGTTTGTGTTCTAACTGACCTTACTTCTATATTGTTTCCAACATCTGATAATGGATGCCGTCTAGTATGTAGGCCATTGGGATACCAAGGTGTATTCCAGGCTAAGTTATATTGTTTTGCAACTGCCCACTCACATACATTAGCCCTTATGTTGGCATTAATTTCTGGTTCTAACTTACCATCTGCTTTACCTTGTGCGTAGTTAGGTCTATCTGTTGAGCCAAACTTAGTAAGCCATCGTTCTACTGCTAGCAAAGTACATACTCTAACTTCTTCTTGGCTTAGATTAACTATCATAGTTATATTTTAAATATAGATTCTGAAACAATTGTCTCACCAATTATCCCATGCTTACTTCTATATCTATCCCTTTCTTTCTTGGTAGTACCTGCCCATATTCCATGGACTAGGTGTTTTATTGCGTAATCAGAACACTCAACTTGTACTGGACAAGTATTACATATTTTTTTAATGTAATCAAGGGCTGGATAATGACCTTTTTCTTCTGTAAAAAATACCTCTACATCAATACCATTACATGCTGGCGTATCACTAAATCTCACTAGCCCCCCGTAGAATAAAAGCCACTTCCTTTGAAGTGCGTTGGTATTGGAGACCATACACGAACCATTAGGTTACCGCAACAGGTGCATGGTGGTGGAGTAGGGTCAGTAACTTCCATTACTTTAGTGCAAGTTTTACATTCAAAATCATAGTATGGCATTATTAAATGACCTCTTGCATTGGCTTATAACAGATACATCTTACTATATATTTTTGATATTTCTTATGGTATATCCACAATTCTCTTGTATTAAAACAAAAAGAACATAAAAAATTACGATAACACATTAGTCACAATCCATTCCTATATTATCTATTGGGGTGGGTAGGGTTACTAGTGAGCCACAGTCTACACATTCACCATCTAAAAAGTAAAATGCTATTTCACCTTCTTCAAAGGCTAATATGGCTGTAAACAATTGTGAACCACATACACATATATCTCCTATTGGATTACCACGCAGGTCCATAGAATTACTGTAGTCTTTTTGAAATAAATCTTTTATTTCTTTAGGCTCTTGTGTCATCTTCTTCTTCATTTTGTTCTTTATCCACAAGATTATCTGTATCATTAAACGACCTCCAACCCCCTAGTATTCTGATTAAAGAATTAATTGCACGGTTAACTCTCATGCGTGCACCATCAGCAGAAGTATTTAATTCTTTACCAAGTTCCGTCCACTCGCAATTTTCTACTGTAAATTTTAATCTTAAAATATTTTGTTTGGCCTCTGGCAACTGGTTAAATGCTTTTTCTATATCTGACCTGAGTACTAGCCAGTTAGTTCCATCTGTAACCTCACCTGATTTACCAAACTGAAAGTTAAGATCTTGTATTTTACTTGGTATTTCATAACTATCTGCCAAAATAGATGGAAGAAATGCTTCAATAACTGATGAGTCATAGTAGTAAAGGTCAACCATATCGTAGCCAAACTTACGGGCTTTTTCTTTTTCACAATAAGTTATGGCTGCATTGCGTAATGATTTAGCAATAAGTTTTTCTTTATCTTTAGGTGGTAACTTAGACCACTCTGTATATTTATTTGGATGTGTAACAAACCAGAGCCATAAGATTTGTCTTACATCTGCTGGCTCAATTATAGAATATTTTCTGGCGTATTCCATGCCAAGGGTGGACACAAGCAAATCATATTCTTGTACCCACTCTTGATTCATTTATTTACAATTACCACAATAATTATATACTCGAACATTATTTATATGTATTTCAAAATTTTTGGAACAACCATAACAAACTACAAGTATAATTTGTCTGGGTGTATCTATCCAGTAAAATGGATTTCTAATCTTCCACATTGTGGATGCCCTCCCATTGTCCTCTTTGTACCAATAGTCCTATTATGGCATAGTTAGCCAGGTCTATCAGGGTATCCTCAATAGATTCAAAGTTGGGCGTGGCGTCTTTATCAGCCAAGTTATTTAACCTAGCCAACTTGTCATACATCCTGACACGCAGCCCATTCATAGCCCCACCAGGAGCAAGGGCTATGTTCAGAGGACCATAATCTTCCTGCTTCTTCATCATAATACTACGCAACTCATTAAGTATTACATCAACATCACTCGGATTTTTCATTTAACATCCTATTCATATGTATATCAAACTCTTCCATTGCTGCTTGCACTGCTATTTCATTACTAATAATTTCTCCTTGTCCATTGCTACTTGCTAACAATATTATACCTAACATAGTTAACATTTGTTTTGCATCTTCTGGTTCTTCATCTATTCTTAAATAGATATCTCTTAATGCATTTAAAATATCTAATCCTTGCTCATCAGATACTGCTATGCCAACTAATTTTTTATTAGATTTTACATGCTTCCAAAAATCTTCAGGATTGTCCCAAACATTTTCTGATTCGCTCATCTAGCCACTCCTTTCCTTCCTGTACTATGATGCTGTTTACATCATGCCCTTCTGGCATTTGCAATAAATTAACATTGTGTAGTTCTCTGCTTAGTCTTTTACCAAACTCTAAGCCAGCATTATCACCATCTGCTAATACAATTACTGTTTCAAAATCATCTAGTATTTTTGCATAGTATGGTCTCCAATTGTTAACTCCAGGTATACCAACTGATGGGTGTCCTGTTTTGACTGACAAAACAACCGTGTCTAGTTCACCTTCGGTTACACATATATAAGAACCTGCTGTTAGTACTACTTGTGCATTAAACATTGTGGTCTTAGCACCAGGCATACCCATATACTTAGGGTCATCATTATTATTCATAGTTCTAAATCTTATATCTACTACACCTGATGGTGTGATGTAAGGGATTGCTAATCTATTCTTGTAAGTCTCATGCCCTGGTAATGGGTTTGCTACTACACCTAGATTAAAACTTCTGCCCTCTTCTACCGATAGATGCCGAGTTGAAAGATACTCTTCCGCCAGATGCAGGTCCTTTGCGTACTGGTCTGTTGCCTGCAAGAGATATGCTCTCTGCGAATTTGATAGCCTCAATATAATTACCTCCTTCT